CTCTTTAGCTTCTCTCTCATTTACTTCAACTTCTTCACCCTCTTTGTACATTTCACCTCGTACAAAGATGGTAGATAAAATCATTACTGTAATTAATTTCTCAGCCATCTTTTACTCCTTATAGGTCTATATTTGTAGTAGCACTAAATGCTTCAGGGTATCTAACACCAACATCTACACTTTGGAAAGCTCTCACAACAACACCACCAGTATCAGCATTTGAGTATTGGTCAATCATAATATCAAGACCACCCCATAGTGCTGTAATTACTTGGCTAAAGTCACCAAATACAATAGTGTTAGCTGGAACTTGATTTGTACGGTTATGTTTATAGCCATTTACTTCACCATTTGCTAAAAGTTTTGCAGTTTGACCAGCTTCAATAGCTTTCTTTTTAAGCTTACCGGTAACAACTGCACCAGCTACATAGTTCATATTATCAACATCAGCATTACCACTTGCAATAGCAGTTTCAAGATCTACAACAACATCATTAGTTAAACCACCAGCAGCTGCTGAACTATCTACAGCACCAATACCAGTAGTATTTAAAATACCAAGAGGTTGTCCGTTTGCACCAGTACCAGCAAAACCAGCTTTATCAATAGCTAAAGCAATACCAGCTGCTAAATCATTCATAACTAAAGCTTCAATAGATGGGTTACCTTGAAGTAACATATTACGAGTGTAACCACTTTTTGCAGATACAGTTTTAGGTGAAAGTTCTAACATACCAAGAGCTAAATCACTTGCTGTAGTTGTTGCACCCTCAGCTATCCAGTATGCAGTTGCTGAACCAGTTTGTTTTGGAATTGCAACATTTCCACTTAGACCACTTAGCACTTGACCACCAAGTTTTAGTAACATCAATTTGTTTCTTAAAATGTCAATAAATGAAGCACCACCAGTAGTAGTATCAACTGTAGAAGCACCACTTGTAGTAGTAATTTCTCTTTTAAGAATTTGGTGAGGTACATAAAAACCACGAGCATCTTTTCCTAGCATTTTTGCAACTTTATCACTAGCAGCTTTCTCAGCTTCAGCACCAGCCCAGTTACCACTTACAGCTGCTTTTAATGCTCTTGCAAAAGAGTAACCTTGTAACTCTTTTTCATTCATATCAATTTCAGCACTTTTAGTATCAACTGGTTTAACTGAACCTAGTTTTTCAAGAACCATAGTTCTAAACTCATCAGCAGTTGTTCCAGCTTCAATAGCTGTATTTGCTAAATCAGTTTGTTTAAATTTTGCACCAATCGCACCAATATCTCTTACTCTTGTTCTCTCAGCAGTTCTAGCTTCAGCTTGAACAGCAGATACATCTACTTCTTGTTTTTCTTTAGGCATAATAGCCTCCTTTTTTTGATTTAATATTTTTACTTCACACTCTTTCAAGCCCTCAGTACTACGACCAACACCTACTGTATTATCAGCTGGTATTGAAACTATTGATATTTCAAACGGTTGCCATCCAGTTACTCGGTAAGTTTCCACACCATCCTTTTCACCTTCTAGTTTCATTTCATCTATCTGGTATCCCACAGATACATTTTTCATAATTCCATCAACCACATCACTAAATACTTCTTTGGCTTTTTCACTATTACCAAATCTAACAACTGCAATACCTCGGCTATTTTCAACCTTGGCAAATTCAACAACACCTATTACTTCATCACGATTGTGATTAAATAAAAGTGGTGCTGAGTTATTAAGTCGCTCCATATTTACTGATGTAGTTGAGTGGTCTAAAATCTCAATACCCCAATATCTTTCATAAGGGTCTTCACTACTAAAAGATAGTGATACTGTTTTTTTCTCTTCATCAAAACTTTTAAGTTCTAAATCTCTAAATTGTGGTTTTAAGTCCATTGTTTTCTTTGGCATTTTATAGCTCCTTGTTTGTATCTTGATTTACAGTTGTAGCTATCAACTGCATTAGCTCAGCTTCACTAATTGTTGTTATTCCATACTTAGCTCTAAGCTCTTTTTCTTTGGCTAATTGCTGGTATAACTCTTCTATATCTTGACCCATTTCACTAGCTATTTGTGTATGAGTTTTTAACCCCTCTTTTGAAGCTAAGATATTTGATTGCATATCTTTTAAAGGGTCTACCCAAGCAAAACCCCTAGGTAACCAAGTAGGATTATTAAACTTTTCATACTTGAAAAACGGTAGTGGTACTGCTTTTGTAAGAAGTGCCATATCTAAGAAGTCCGAAAATATATCATCCAGTAGATGTTCAGCTAACCACTTTTGTAAATCTTTCCATACTTCTCTCTCTTCAAGTACTCCACTTCTTAAACTGCTGTAATTCACACCCTCTAAATCATTTGCTAAAGTGTTATAACTTACATCAAGACCACTAGAAATACCTCTTAAAACAACTTTCATAAAATCTTTAAAAGCAGTTGATGGATGTTGTGGGTCATAAGCCTTAAAGTCCCAACCCTCAGGTAAAACTTCAAATTCCCCCGGTGTAACTTCATTTACTGGTGTTCCATTTTGTACACTATCACCAGCATATTCACCCTCTGCTTTATCTCGTGTATAAAACCCAGCCTTACTAGCACCGAGCCTAGCCCCCACAAGTTCAGCTTCTTCATAACCATTAACCATTTTCATTCTAGTCATAGCTGTGTGCATCCACGGAACTCCACGAGTAGCACTAATTCTAAGAGGTAAAAACAAGTGATTTATTTCATCAGCTGGTATTCTCTCTCTTGTAGTATCTCTATTTGTAAGTGTGTAGTTTCCGGGGTGAGTTTTATGGAGATGATAAGCTACTGGTTTATTCCATTGGTCATACTCAACACCCATTAAGATATTTCTATTTACATCTGTAAACTGCTCATCTAAGTGGTCAGCTTCAAGCAGCTGCAAAGCAAAACCAAATTCATTATCAAAACCTTTGATTTTTCGTATAAGTACTTCACCATCTTCAGCAAGTGTTCCCATAACCATTTTTTTAATATCTATAAGTGAGTATTTACCAGTAACATCACAATTACCTTTTTTAGCCCATTTTTTCCAAGCTGTTTCTATGACTTCATTTGCTTTTTTATCTAAGTTACCATTTGTATCTTTGGCTTGGTTTTGTAGTTTAATACCTTGACTTCCAACAACATTAGATTTAATCATTCGTTTAAATTTTTTCGCATAATCATCATTTCGCATAAGCTCACGACTTCTATTACGAATACTTTTTAAATCTTTTTTTATATCTACATCAGCAGTATTGTTTGAGGGTATCCAAGAAGCATAAAGGTTACTTGTACTTGCAGCACTAAAGTTTCTCTTTTGTTTAGGTGTAACAGCTTTTTTAAATTCATATCCAAATAATTTCATCATTAAAACCTAGTGAGTACTTTTCTACTTGGGTTACCAAGTCCAGCAGCTAAATCAGCAGCTACTTGTTCAGATTTCACCTCACCTTTATATTGTCTTCGTAATGTTTGGAGTTCACTAAATGAGTATTTTTCTAAAGACCTACCAGCTATTTCATACTTAGCTACATCATTATCAGCCTTGCCAAGTAGCATAGCTTCGATTTTAGTAAGCATTTGTTCTGCGAATGTAGCCAAATTAAACCCTTAGTTTTTTATCTTGGGTGTATTATTTCAAAATAAGGGTATAGTTTAAAAGGGGACAAAAATTATAATTTTAAAAGATTTTTATATTTTTCCATTTCATTTTCTAAAATTGTTTGAATAAATAAGCTTTTTTTAATACCTAGTTTTTCAGATATTACCTCTATATCTATGATTGTTGATGTTTTTAATCTAATGCTATCTAGCTTCATTTTTGGGTCATCACTCTTTGGTCTTCCAACACTCTTTTTTTCTCTATTGCTTCCATCCATTCGCCCATCCTCCTTTTTTTGGTCTTTGTACTTGCTTGGTTCTTTGCTGAGCTTCTACTTTTTTGGGCTTCATATTTTCTTGAATTTTCTTATAATTTGGGTTTAGTATTGCAAGAGCTGCTAAGTTATAAACCGTATATCTAAAGCTTCATTTCTTGGTCTTGTTGGTTTCCAAATTCTTACTGGTCTACCTTTTTTAAAAGTTGTAACCAGTTTTTCACTTGTAAGCATTTTAAAGTACTCTTCATCAAACTTTTTATTAAAATGCATAAAGCCCTCACCAAACTCTTCAAGTTGTAACCTTGAAAATATAAGTTCCTTTGCTGTATCTGTTCCAACTGTAAAAAGTTTTACTTTGAGCTTATTTGATGTAGTCGGTCTTGATACAATAGGTTTACCAGCTATACTTGAACCCTTGATTGCAAACACTCGTTTTACTGCTCTTTTTTTACAGTATTTATATACTTCATCTGTAAAGTGTCCACCACTATCAATACAAGTACAAGATATTCTAAGTTGAACTCCATCAACTCTTTTGTAAGTATCGTTTATAATATTGTCTAGATC